CCGCCGTAATCAGGGAGCGTGCGGTGTCCATCCTAATGTGAAACAGGAGACCGTCACGACCGGCACGGTTCTTAGCGACGAACATCCTCCCATATCCGGTCGCCTTCTCCTGAGCCTTACGTGACAGAGAGACAACGAAGTCAGCTACCATGGCTTTTCCGTACGCCTCCGACATGTTCTCAAGACCGACAATGTCCGAGTTAGCTGACACTCGATTCGCCTGACTTGCGGTCCAGATCGGAACACCTAACTCCTGAGAGAGGTTCCGCAGCTCCTCGTAGATCAGCTTCAGCTCATGCCTCATCGAGTCGTATTTTCGCGTCGCCCTCATGACGTCCGCGTAGTCAATAAGTATGAGGGACGGCTTGAAGGATCTCATCAGAAGCTTTTCGATGTGAGCCCTAAGAGTAATCACCGACGCTGACCCAGTTGGGTATTCCTTGATGATCAATCGTCCAAGATCCATCTTCCCGTAGGTCTCCCGGATCAGGGCCGCGTTGTGGATCACGTCGTTGCTGGGAATGTTGCACAGATTGGAGTCGTACCGGATTCCGACCTTCGTCTCGGACAGCTCGAACGTGTAGTGGAGAACGTTCCTTCCCATCTTCAAGGCGTGGGCTCCGAAGTTGACCAGCATGTGGGACTTTCCGACGCCCGTGTTGGCCGTCACCACACCCAACTCTCCACGAGCCAGGCCTCCGGCCAGGACGTCGTCACGATCCAGCTGTGGGATCCCGGTCGGAACAGGAACCCGCGTCTGTCTAGCGAATCTCGCCTCAATATCCTCAAAGAAGTCGTGCCCGATTGACGCCGGAATTCCTGCAGACAGGGCACCCTTGATGACCTCGTTGACCTCCTCGTGCTTACCCTGCTCAAGCAGGTCAACGCTGGTAATCAACGCCTCCTTCATCGCCTGCTTCCGACAGAACTCAATGGACCGCTCCTTCACGGCCCCCAGGTCACCCAGGTCAGGCTTGAACTTGATCCGCTGGAGGTACTCCACCACCTGACGCTTGAGCAGAAGATTGTCGTTCCCACGAAGGTCGTCCCTCGCGATCGCGGCGATCAAGCCGATCGTCGGAAATGTCCTATGTTGGGAGTGATGATCGAAGTACTTCTCGGTCAGGTACCGAAGGTACTTGAGATCGAAGTACTCAGGAGTCATCACCTCGATCATCTGAGCAGCCCACGTTCGATCAGTCAACAGGGCCTGGAGAATCTTCTCCTGAAAGGTCTTGTCGTATCGATCAAAGTGGGCAACACTGCTCGCGTGAGTCTCATCGGACATCCGATCCCCAACAATTACTCTGTCAGGTACGCTCTACAGGTCAGAAAGAGACGATCAACATCAAGAGATCCGATCCCACCCTTCAATACCTTGCGTACGAGACTCATCTTATCCCGCTGGGGTGTGAAGGTATCAATTGCGTTATCGATCTTTCGTATCTGGTATGCTGACAGGTTCTCCGTGTCCAGGAACATCAGCTTCCAGTTCCGGTGGATGACGTCCTCACCCTCGACGATCCGGCCGTAAATCTTGGGCCCCTTGCCCTTCGGATCGATCCGTGCAGCAGCCTCATCGATCACGTCCTGAACTGACACCTCTTCCGTCGTTCCCAGTCGGGTGAACCGCTTGGCAGCGGTCTTAAAGCCCATACCCTTGATTCCTGGGACGTTGTCGGACGTGTCCCCACACAAGGCCTTCGCGGTGCAGAAGTTCTGCGCTGTCACTCCGAACCGATCCAGAACGTCGGACGCCTCGACGAACCGCTTGCCCATCGGATTGTAGATTCGAACGTCGTCCCCCAGAAGCTGGTAGAAATCCTTGTCCGATGACAGGATCACCTTCTGACGCTCAGGAAAGCGGTACCTGGCCAAGTACCCGATCACGTCGTCCGCCTCGCAGTCAGGCACGTAGATCTGACCGACACCCACGTCCTCGAGGAGGGAGACGATGGTCGCGACCTGCCAATTGCGATTCTCCACGGATTCCGGAATGTCATCCCCGTAGTACCGATTCAATCTCTGAGGACGTCGCCGCTCCTTGTATCCCGGAAATAGCTTCCGCTTTCGGGACGATCCGCCCGCTTCCCAGACGACCACGACACGACTGGGATGGATCGTGTCAACAATCCACGTGATCGAGCGCATGAAACCGACGATCCCACCCACAGGTTCTCCGGTTCTCGCACCGGAGGATGAGACAGCAGGATTCGCCACAAAGTGACGGAGAAAGAGATTGTACGCGTCGACAATCAGGATCGGAGCAATGGAGGACACTAGATCGACTCAACGTCCGTCAATCCGAGATCATCCGCCAACGCGGCCACCTCGACGTAGGACTCCGCGTCGATGTCCGGTTGCCCCTCCATGACCCTCACCAACACCACCTCCAGGAGATCGTCCAGGTAAGAGCAGTACTCGGAATTACGGAGAAGCGCCTGAAAGTCCGACGGGTAGAAAGCTTTGTAGACGAGCGCTCGAGACTCCATGTTCAGCTTCTCGTAGTCCGACTTCTTAGGCCAGCAGTACTTGTCCTTCTTCTTGTCAAAGTCGAAACACTCATCGATCGAAAACTCGTTCGCGTCCAGGACGAGTAGCTTGCTCCAGGCCGAGCCCTTGAAATTTCCGACCATGATGATCTTGTCACCCACCTGGGCGGGGCCGTGCAACCGTAGAAGCTCTAGGATCTGCTTGTCCTCACGGATCCCATACCCAAAGTGGATCTCAAACTCCGCCTGGCGGAAGGGGGGAGCGACCTTATCCTTGATCGTCTTGGCCTTCACGTTGATCCCGATCACGTCCCCAAACTCATTCTTGATGGGCTTTCCACCTCGGAGAAAGATCCGAACCGAGCTGTGGAACGGGATCGCCTTCCCACCCGGCGTGGTGATCGGATCACCGTACATGACCCCAATCTTAGTCCGTGTCTGGTTCAGGATGACGAACAGGACGTTGTTGTCAGCGATCACACCCGTGATCTTCCTCATCCCCTGAGAGATCGTCCGAGCCTGCAGGCCGATCGAGTTGTCGTCGTAGTCCCCGTGTAGCTCCGCTAGAGGAGAGCTAGCCGCCACCGAATCCCAGACGATCACGACAGGTACATCCTTCGTTAACTGCCGAGCTTTGATCATGGTCTTCTCGGCGATCTTGAGGACATTCTCCGTGGCCTGCTCGCTGACGTAGACGAACTGCCTGGCGATATTCACACCTAGCAACTCGAGATTCTCAGGAGACGTGGCATTCTCCGTGTCAATGTACACAGCCAGCCCACCCATCTCCTGAGCGCACCGACAGATCTGCGCGGCGACGTGGGACTTACCCAGACCCGGATCGCCCGAGATCTCCACGATCCGCCCCTCAGGCAGCCCTCCGTTTCGCTGATTTGACACGATGTAGTCGAGAAGCCGACTTCCGGTCGGGATCCACCTCTTCACGTGGGTGGGTGACTCGTCGGTCGACAGGTTGTAGGCGACCCTGTCCTTCATCTCCCTGTTCAGGTCCTTGATCAGGGCGGAGGTGAAATTATCGACAGGTGTACTCTTCTTGCTCATCTTGATACTCTCCTCGGGCGAGCACCTCCCGAAGGGAGGGTGGGAACGGGAGACAGACCCCCGTTCCCGTCATCATCAGACGCTCTCGTTCCCGTCCGCAAGCTTCTTGAAAGCCTCGTCAAGGTCCCCAAAGGACTGTTCCGTGTCATCGGTAGACGACCCAGACTCCTCGGGCTTTCCACCCCTCTCGGTGGTGGTAAAGGTGTCATCGGTCGTCTCTCCGTCGTCACCAGCCATGTACTTCAGAAGGATCTGATCCAGCTCCTCGTAGGACTTCTCCTTGTAGAGGCCGTCGATCGTGGGCAGATTGTCCATCCACTCGTTAACCTGATCATCCGTTCCCAGAGCACTCTCCCGACGAGCAGGATCGATCGTGTACTCACGGAATCCGTTGTCAGACTTGGTCCGACGAACCTTCAGGTCCGTGCCGGTCTCCGGATCAGTGATGTCACCGTACTCCTCGTCCAGCATGATGCCGTAGAGGCGCTTGGCCACGTTCCTCGAGAAGGTCCAGATCATCGGACCCTCAGCCTCGTTCGCCCTGTCGATCACGATCGCGTGGTGCTTGACACGAGCGAAGAGCTCCTTCGCCATCAGCCAATCTTCCTTGGCCTGCTCCTCCGACTTTCCAATCCGATCTCGAAGCTTGTCAGTCAGCTCCTTGATCGGATCCGGCTTGTCAAACTGGTACGGGGCCAGGAGGTTCCACTCCCGACCGATGCTGTAGACCAACCGCTCCTTGAAGGGCTGTCCGTCGTTGTCAGGAAACGCGATGATCCGAAGCTTGAAAAGCTTGTCGTCAACAATCTTGAGCCGCTTGACCCGGTTTCCCGACATCGCGCTCAGCTTCTTTCGAATCGCGTCCAAATCCAATGCCATCTTTTCTCTCTCTTCGGTGTCTTGCTCATTCTTCGAGCTTACGCACCTTACTTCATTTTACGTTCTTGTTCAGGTTACTTTTTGCTCTTTGTCATTAGTCAGCTCTAGTTTTTCGGTCGTTCTCCTCCTTGGTCTGCATTCACAATCTACAGGGCGAAAAGCAGCTTGTAATCAACCGTGTGTGGCTTTGAAGCCCTTGACCGCACGGGACGGCTTCTTTCGCTTGCCCCCGTATGTCGGTCCGCTCTTACCTAGCGGAAGGACGTATCCCGCGATGGAGCCGCCACCCGCGGCGGCGCCTCCGCCACCCACAGCGGCGAACTCCTGCTTATCCGGGTAGACCTCATCCTCGTCCTCATCGACCAGGTCCGGCTCGTCCGCGTAGGGGCGCTCTCCCAAGTCCGGTCGTCTTTGGGTGATCGCGTCCAGATCTGAGGGTGCTCGACCCCAGACACCCACCGCCCCTGTCCGATTATTGGCCAACGTCTCCCGAATAAACTGTCGAAGCAGGGTCTCGCTCATCTCATCCTCGCCTTCGGGGTTGAACACCTTCGAGGACAGGACCTCCTCGTCACCCGGAGAGTAGGTCTCCTGATCTGAGAAGCCCGGCATTCCCTGACGGCGGGAGATTGACGTGTCGGCAGGCTCCGTCTCCGACCCACCCGCTCCGTGGAGAAACGGATTGAAAGCCCGTTGTGTGGGCTCAAAGTTCTTGACGATCGGACGACCCAACGGAGGTGCCGCGTCACCTTGCCCGCTCCTGCGTGTACCCGCCTTGGGAACCTTCGTAGGCATGAGGGTAAGTATCAGGTCCCGAGTCTTAGATCAGACCCTTCTCATCCTGAACAGACAACCTGTCAGCCATGTGCACGAGCAGGGCCAGCGTAGGCTCTGCCATGCTGTAGTACTCATTCGCGTCGGCGTACGGACCGTTGTGAATCTTGATGGCGACCCACTCATCCATCCTCAGGGTGATCCCAAAGTGCTGCAAAAGCCACAGCGACCGATCCTCGTGAGGCATCTTCTGAAGATCCCAATTGATGGTGTACATCTCGCCCAGGTTGTCCCGTCGCCAGTCATTATCCTGGGGAAGGTAGTAGTCAGTCTCCAGGTCGCCCACCTTCCCCAGATCGTGGAAGAGACAGGTGATCTTTAGAGACTCGTCAGAGACAGGCATGTTCAGTGACTTCGACAATTTTTGAGCGAGGTCGAGAACCTTCAGGGAGTGAGCAATCAATCCGCCCGGGTAGGCTGAGTGAAGTCGCTCCTTCGTCGAGGCGGGAGCTATTGCCAGACGGTTGGCAAGATGATCGATCATGCGCAACACAAGTTCGGAACGGTCACCCAGCTCACCGCAGATCTCTTCAAATCTCGCGTAGTTCGTCGTGATTCTAGCGAGATCACCCTTGCTCATGGACATTCTTCTCACCTAGTGGAAATCGCAGGTCGAACCCGGGAACCTCCGATCCAACCTCACGCAACCTTTCAGTGTACCCTGCGACGTCGCGATGTACATCTAGCCATAGGGCATCGTGAACGATCCCGATCGCGTCAATCCCGTCGATCTGGGAAGCTTCCTGCCTGATCCTTCCGAAGCCGAGAAGGGCGACATCAACCGCGGTGGACTGGACGTGCGTGGCCACCAGGTAACCCGAATCTGACCGTCGGGGAACCATCACCCGACCGTAGTGATTGAGGACCAGTCCAGCCACGTTGTGTTCCTGAATCAGCCGATCCTCCAGGGTCCGAAGTCGGAACGCACTTCGCAGGCCGTCCATCACCGCGGTGGGATCTCTCGATCCCCCCAGGACCTCCTGAAGTCGGGGAAGTCCACCCCCGAACAGGACCGTCATCGTGGCCCTCTTGAGATCATCTCGGGAGAGTTCGGACACGCTACCTGACAGGATCGAGTAGACGTCGCTCGGTGCGTCCTGACCTGTCAGGCCTAACGTCACCCGAGGCTCCAGGGAGACGTAGTCAAGCTGAACGATCAGACCGTCGTCCCCGTGTCGGGACCTTAGGGCGGATCGAAACCGACGATCTAGAGTGAGGATCCTGGGTCCCCTGACGACGGACAAACGACCTGTGGTCGTCATTCGACTGTACCGGACCTGTCCACCCCCGCTGAGGCTTCTTAGATCCTCCCGGCGACCCTCCGGAGCGGATCCTAACAGCTCCACCAGACAAGCCCGGTCCACAGTAACCGGTGCGAGGTCACAGATGGCCCTCTGCGTCCTCTCAAAAGTCCCAAGGTAATTCCACTCATCCGAATTCTTGAGAAGCTCCTGGGACCTCTGGAATACATCTCTCACGCTCTCCAGGAAGACCTCACGGGGAACAGCCAGATCCCACCGGATCCCCGTCAGGTCCGCATTCTCACCCAGTAACTCTCGAAATGCTCGCTCGTGAGCCTTGGGCGGACGCCAGGCTAGCTCCGACCCCATCGCGTGCGCCAGCTCCGTCAGGTCCCGGACCCGACCGACCTCACCCAGGGACCAGTCGTCCTCTGTCAGGTCTCCCGCCCACGCATAACCCCTTCCGGGCTCGTAAGCTAGGTGGGAGGGTGTACCGAGGGCGGTCTTGGTCAGGCAAGTTCTCACGTCCCACGTCTAACACGCCAGAGTGTCGAAGTTCACCAGGATTGTCTCCTGCTCTCCATCTCCCCCGCAATGAGATCAGAGACGCGCTGGGCCATCTGTCTCATCTTCAGACCCAATTTCTCATTCTGAACGAACCTGTCACACCGATCCTTGACCAACTTCAGGGAGTAGTTCGACCACTTCTGGTCCCCCTCCCTCGGCGTCCTTATCCTCTTTCCGATGCTGCTCAGGAGGGCAGTCTTGGTCAACTCACGGGTGTCAGGATCGTCGAGGATCCGTCTCGCAGTAAACAGGTTCGGTTTGCGTGCCGCCCCGATAGCCGAGGCCACGTGAGGTCTCGTCTCGTCGTCGACCTCGTTGTACGCTTGATACGCGTAATCTGACGGTAGACGAGAGTTCCAGATCAGGTGCATCAGAGTCCAGACGGCTGAGCTTTGCCCGAACTTCGCCCGATCCTCCGACTTCACAACGTTCAACGTGATCTCCCAAGCCTCGACAAGTGTGTCAAGAGGCACGTCATCACGTTGGGCTAAGACGTCTAAGGTTCGTCTCAAGCGAGATCCCACGTCGTAATCATCAAACTTATCCCACATCTCCTCGATCAGTACCGAGATCTTCGACCACGCCAAAGGTGTGAGAGGTTTGATCTCATTTAACAGCAATACGATGAATCCCCGATCAAGCAGGATCGCTTGGACCATCTCCGACTGAAATGTCTCAGGATGCTCGATCACGGCCATCTGGATCTCGCTCTCAGACGCTTTCCGGGCGAAATCCTCAGGTGAGGTTGAGCCCTGCCCAGCGAGAAAGTACGCGTATTCAAACCGCTTAGAGACATCGACGTAGATCTCATCAGCATCAATCACGCTCACGATCTTGCGTGTGACGTCCGCACCCCAATCCTCGACAAGCTCGAATGGCGCAACGTCGTTATCCCTCGCGTCGAAGATCTGGGCGACACCGCCCTCCACCATCTCTCCCACCGCGAAAGCGACCTTGCTCATCGGTTCACTATTGGGCCTTCGATCGAACACAAAGTAGAACTGCACACCGTCGAGATCGTAGTCGTCGAATGCGTTATCCTCCATCGCGGAGATACACCACTTCGTGCCCTTTCCGTAGTACTGGGCTGCCTCCTTGGTCCGCGGCTGGATGATCACGAACCTGTCGTCACTATAGACCTTCCGACCCTCCGCCTTCGCCTTCCGTCGAAGGTCTGACTTGGAAGGCGGCATGTTCTCCAAATCGTGAAGAAGATCGGAATAGTCGTCGTGAACATTGATGTCCCGCTGATCTGCTGGGAGACGTTTCACCGACTTGTGAAAAAGCTCAACGACCCGGATCAGGTCTTTTATGTACTCCTCAACGTGCCAGGGTGAAGGAGGTGAGCCTGCCCCTGACATCATCGTGTGCAGCTGATCAGCTTGCCAACCCAGATACTTCAGATTACCGGACGGATCC